CTCAAGTGGTTCACACGAGATTAACCTAGGGCCTCTACTATCCTTAGGGACGAGCACGACTTTCGCCGTGCCCGTCTCCAGGACTTCGAGGTCTTTGTATGTATGGCATTCGTCAGCAACCTGACTCAGTCCATAAACGAAGTACTCTGTATAAGGGTATATTCGTTCGATGGCTGAGTATATGCGCGAGAATCTGTGTTTTTCACAGGCTCTCTCGCCGGTTGCGACGGCTCCAGGACCATGTCTTGGAGTAATCTGCCAAGGATCCAAAGTACTAAACACGTCGCGAGTAAAATCGCGAGCGTGAGAAATAACTTCGGAATCCTGAACATCGAATTGTAATAATTCGGCGTCCACACGTACAAATGACTCGATGACCTTTTGGGTCGTCTTATCATTGTAGGTTAACTCAAGCTTGTATAAAAAATATACAAGTTGTCTCAGTGCTCTGAGCACTTCGGGATCAGCTTCCGGCCTTTCGGCCCCAGAATCTGTAAATATCCTACTTGTTAACCACCCAAATAATTTGGGGATTACAGTGTTGGGTTTCTTTTGGAAACCTTCCACCAGAAGTAGAGTATTTTTCGAAAGAGCCTTATCAATGGCTTTTCCGAATCTCGGAAGGCAAACAGTTAGAAACTGTATGCCCTCAGAGTCGACTCGATTTCGGATTTTTCCGATTTCGAGCCGAGACTCTGTAGCAGCTAAACCAAAGCGTTCAGCTATGTCTGCGTATAAGTCGCAATAGAGGTCCAGGTAAAACCCGGACATTAAGCTATTATTGTTTCCCATTGGGTAAACATCTTCGCCTAATAACTCGATCGCAACGAAACGCAGAGGCCCTATGCCACCAGTAGCCAGAGGATCACATCATAACATATTCTCATATGTAATGGTGTTACGCCTGCTAAGACCACGGTGGGTCGTCAGCGTAACTGGGGAATTACCCCAAGCTACGTTTAAGGCTCCGAGTTTTGGAACTGATTGAACACAGCACCACTACTTCCTGCAAGGAAGTTAATGAGCTGGTTCTTCATGTCCTCAACCTCGGTGTCCGTGAAAGTGCTCGAGATTGGATTCTCGAGCACGAAATACGCGGACAGCGACTCGTCTGCACCAGTAACAGTATTCTGTTTGGTCCAGTCGAGCCGTACCATATGACGATCCGGCGACTTGGAATCCTTCGGGTTGCGCTTGCCGTGTGAAACGGTAAGCGTCCGAGGGGCCCCAAGCGGCGCCGTAGCATCGGAACGGATGGATTTACCATCCACGATGCTAATCAGGGAGTACGTCAGGGTTGACGTGCTCCCAACAAGAGCTAGGCTCGTTGCGATCATATTTTAGGCGTCTCTATATAGTGACGTTATGAGTATGCATCGGCATCTAACGATACCAATACAAGCCAAACTAGTTCTAGGTTACAGTAGTTTCCGGACGCGAGTCCAGGGACCCCTGCCACCTTTTCCAAGAACTAGAGTGACATTTCCGAATCTCTGACGTAGGAGCGACGCGCCTAAAGCGAGTTGCCCCCAGTTAGGAGTCCGGACCGTTAAATCAAGGCCCCACGATGGAATATCGCGGCGCCTGATATATCGGAGCACTTCCCGATCGGCCAACAGTACCATCTTGTCACCAAGATTGGTTGCTGTTGGACTACTCGAGAAGATGTACCTGGACCTGTACTCCCACTTAAGGGAGTGACAGAATCCAGTCACTGTAGCTGGTATCTTCAGGTTGTCAGCACGAAGCTTGCCTATCCATTCGCCTACGTTGAAAAACCAATCAACGACAAACGAATACGGGATCGCGTTCCATACAATGGATGCATCCAGTTGGACTCCAATGGAGTCGAGGAAGGCAGCAACCTGATTCAACGGATCAGACATGTCAGGCAACACATAAACATAGTTTATGGTTGCCGTGTAGATAGGCTTTTGAATCCAGTCGACCTCACGGACGACTGCATTCGGGCCATCTGACGCGACTACCTGATCCAGCGGAAGAGTAATAATATCAACGTAACGTCTGTAATGACGCCGCTGAGGTATTTTACTATTCTTCTGCAGCTCTCGGACTTTCTTTCGAAAGTCTTTGAGCGAGTTGAAGATGCGTTGTACATCGGATATAAACGGACGCCATCCAAACGATAAGTTAAGATGGCCGTTCGCTATATTCTTTAGAAACGAATGTTTACGTTTCCAAAGATCAAACAGACTTTTGGTCTGTTTGAGTTCGAGTACAAAATTCACCAACGACTCCCCACCTTGGCTAAAGGTGGGCAATAACGACTCAAGCGCTTCCGCAGACCATCCTGACCACTGATCCGGTTGGATCAATGGCGAAGGGGTATTGCGGATAGCAGCATGATACTGGTTCACGAGGAACCACGGTTGTCTGACGAGCTTTTCATGGCTCCCATCCAACCGCGTTATACGCTCCGTCTTAGACGATTCATAACAGACGAGACTTGCGCGCGTATGCTCGCAATTCCCGAACGTCATGTATCCAGGCTCCTCATCGACAATAGTTTCCTTGTTATCAAGGGTTCCATTGAAGGTTTGGGCGGCTGCTGTTGTACCCGATTTAACCGTACCATAATGGACGGTGTCGGCGGGGTCGTCGTAGTAGTTCAATAAAGTACTACTCGGCGTAACAACAGGTGTTGAACGTGTTCTGGTTTTCATTTGCTACAGTGACTCACCC